GGGCTTTCCTCTCGCCAGCAGGAATGCTGGACTCTCCTTTCTTTCCCAGAACAATTAATTGATCCAGTTAAGTAAAGAGATGAGTGAAAAGTTATAGTAAGGAGCCGTTCCCGCCGTACGAATTTTCGGCATACACGAATCGGTGTCATGAGCACACGAGAAATCCTTTGTAAAAGGAAAAGATTCGCTTCATTCGAGGAATCTCCTTATCTATAAGACATGTTGTGTGTTGTCCAAGTAATGAGCTTGGCAAAGGTAGTCATCCAACACACCATGACCTCTTGACCATTTTCTATTGTTTTTAAGATAGATGTTGGGATATTTTGATCACCAACTGCAGTGGTCTGTTTACCACCTCCATATAGAAGGAGAAGGAAAGGCGAAAATGATAGGGCTATTTTGATCACCTATCTCCGCCGGTCTGTTTACCGGCTGGTACCAACCCTACGTTGAGTCGACGTGGGCGTGATCAATGATCACGAGCCCCGTCGGGTTTCTCCATTTTCTGTTGTTTCACAACTTTCGGTGTGTCTGCAACAGGAACGCAAAGGTTTTTGGCTTGCAATTCAGCATTTCTTGCTTGAGCAGCCTCAACCATTTGTTGAATCTGGATAGACGTCAAAGCAGGGTTTGGACGTGTTACGGGCTCTAATGCCCAAGCCTTTGCCCTTGTGTCTGGGCTACTATCGAGAGTGGGCGGTCCCAAATCTTCATCGGGAGTGTGAGCACCCATATGAAGACCATCAAGCTCAGCGAGGATTTGCTTATTGATGAAGGACTCCTCAGTGACATCAAGGATAGTTGCCTCAGGCATAGGGCCCACAGGAAGAGTAGGCAAAACCCTTCTCTTACCTGTGATATTCTTTTCTTTGGCCATTCTGGCCTTCTCTTTCCCAGCTCGCGGCACAGGCGGCTCATCCTCGGCCAACTCGCAATTTCTGCGATGTGGCTTGGGCTTGCCATCTTCTTCAATGAAGCACCCACATTCTGGATGGATCTTGAGAGTTCCCGCCTGAATCTTGAGCTTAATGCGAATCGCATGTATTTGCCGCAGGGCGGCTTCGTGCCGCTCTTTAGGGATATTAGCGCTTTGCATGGCCATAGGCAGTCTTTTTGCCTTTCGAAATGTAGCCACTTCAGCATCAATATCCGCAATCTGTTGCGGCGTGCAACTTGCGAGTCCTTCTTTATAGGGGTTGAGTTTATCCCCGATCTGGTTTTGTCTGTAGTACTTGTATTCCTTAAGTCCAACAGCCAAATACTCAGGCGACACTGAGAAGTATTTTGTATTATCTTCAATGTCACTAGGCAGATCGAATGGCTTCCCAACCGGTTTGTTAGGTCTGCGTGAAAACAGAGACCCGACCACCAGGTTTTTTTCCATTGTGGTTAAGTCTTGAATTGTTGCAGGGCCTTTCCCTTTTCCACCCTTCAATACAACTTTACCTAAGGTGGTTCCTTGTGATGGTCCACTTTTCGGCTTGTTCGTTGTTGCCTCAGAGATTGCAGACCCCTTTGCTACCGGGGAAACTGCAGGTGTGGCAGTATTTTCAGATGGTTTGGCATTGTCTGATTTAGGCATTGCCAACATGGAGCTCGGGGCTGACAGAGCAGCGCGAGAGGTGGTCGCAGATTCAGCAGCCTTACCGTTCGCTTTAGCCCTCTTACCCTCGACTTTAGTAAAAGATTGCGCCTCTTTATGGGCGTCTTCTTCTTTTTGTCTGATGGCTTTCGCAGCGACTTCCTGCGCTTGTTTGGCCATCCGTTCATCCTCATCGTGCTTAGCCCTTGATGCTGCCTCTGCCTTAAGACTGGCAACGGCAGCCTCGGCTTCTTGTTGGGAGGCCTTTGCACTGGCCAAAGCCAACTCAAAAGCTGCTGTTTGCGCATCACGAGCGGCACGTTCAACTGCTTCTGCACGTAAACGAGCTTGCTCGTTTTCGGCTTGAGCTCGTTGGTTTTTGCGAAACCAACAATATCCCGCATAAGCAAGACATGAGGTTCCTAATATACCGCCGACGATCTGGAGTGTTCGTCGGGATGGGATTGGGATTGTTACCGCTATGGTTGATCTTTTAAAGTTGTTCTGCATGTCTGTCATATGCACAAATAACCTTGCCCGCCTCGTGGCTACTTTACCAAAACCCTTTCGGGATTTGAACTGCCAGCAGAAGTTTCGGTCCGGCTCCTCAGGCCACGCCAGGGACTATATGCTCCAGACCATACCCATCTAGGGCAGGTGCGGTGTCGTAGAGAATCCGACATCGGTTCTCGAGTTGCTCTTCCATCAAGGAAGGGACTCGTGCGGTGGTCCACACACAACACATTCACATTGTTGTGAGTGTTCATACATTGAGGTAGCTCTACTCACACGTTCTCGTGCTGTTCGCGCTGCCGCCTGTAGATATGTGTGGGCAACCTGACGAGCCATCATTTCAGCTGTTCGTAGTTGATCGTTGTGTTGTCGCAGGTCGTGAAGCTGAATTGATGCTATCTCAAGTTCTTCCGAGATAGATCTCAGTCGAACACAGAGCCGACTTATTCGATGGCATAAACTAGCCATCAATGTGAGGAAGAGACCACCACTTATGATCGTCACTAGAGGGTGGCTCATTTTGATAGATGGCCTGACTTGTAATATCTTGTCGCGCATGGTCGAAAGCCGCTGCACGCCATATTTGGCTAATCGTCTAAGAGATCCATAGATAGATGCGAGTTGCATTGCTATGCTTTATATCGTGTCTTGCGACGACTTTACGCGGACCATTAAGGCCCACAACCGACCAGCGGAAGTTTCGGTCCAGCTCTTCAGGCCGCCCAGGGACTATCAAATGGGCCCTACGTAGTCTCGGGGGACAACGCAGAGCCCTTGTTTGTGCGCTATGATTTCTAAATCATTTGCGCCGATTTTACCAATATCCTGAGGAAGCGACCTCAGGATAATTGTATGGCCATTAGCCACACGTTCTTGACGAGTGGCCGGCCCCAGTAAACTCATAATACGTGTTGCCATGGCCTGATTAACGACAGGCGCATTGGTCATATTCCAATGTTGACTAAATCGTATATGCAGATTTCCACAAACGATTTTGCGATCGTCCGGAACATGCATCATTGGCCCTAGGGTTATAGATGCATGTTCCAACACACTTAAAGGATCTAAGGAAGGAAGCCAATTGGCTAAAAATTCCACCTTCTCTTCCTCCTTCCATGTTGTTAGGATCGCAGTATTGTGTGGCCAGGACACAATTAAATCCCGCGTTCCAAGATCTCCGAGTGGTCGTTCAGGATTTAGCGTGGCAACAGTGTCGAACAATAACCAACGAGTATAGTCCCGCAATATGTCATGCCCGTCACGTTCCCAAATGTCAAAGTGTAGATTATCATACAGCACTACAACGTCCGGCCAATAATGGCTTGTCGCTGCATTTGTGCTGTCTTCTTTGATGGAGAAAATCCACACAATTTTATCACGTTTGTGGCAGAAATAATCGAATAAGTCAAACACCTCAACGGTAGGGTCGTCCGGTGCCCGTTGTTTAGAAACAAAGTAGGTTTGTAATTCTAACTCGGTTACACTGGGGTAGATATGTTTAACCACCCGGTATGCGCAAAGCAAACCCTCCCCTGATATTTTTACACCTCGCACCATTAGATCGGCCTGTACGGCATATGCTAGCCATGCCGCTCGGGATGCGAGCACGGTGTCCATTGATGCGACCCATAAATTATCGATCGCATTAGCAGGTGGCACGGTTCCATTGCACAACGCGCAGCGTGTCATGCAATCTAACCCAGGTGTGTGGTGAGTCTTATCGCAAGCTGTCATAGTTGATACGGGGCAAGTGTGATCTGTAAGATGCTCTTGGGTGCAGGGCTTCGTAACTTCAACCCTTTCAACAACTATTTTCTCGACCACTCGCTCTACAATAACAGGGTCGAGTTGCAATGGCAGTTGGGATTGGTCATTTCGCCTATTGGGCTGGGTGAACGACCATTCATGGTCATTGAGAGGATTAGGATTCTCTCTATCGTCCACATAGCCCATGAAAGCTTGGGCCCAGTCGAGCAGGAATTGTGGCAACATGTCTCCCCGGGTATATAATCCGAAGGCAGCCACATTATCTGGTATTTGTAATAATTGCACTTTATAGCGGCTGGCATCTCTATCAAGCCAGAAGTCATAAAGTGAATCGTATTGGGTGCAAGCGGGGCACACGCCATTGTCCAATGGGCTCAACGCGTGACCACAATTCTCTCGACGTGTCCAATCAATTCGACGAGTGAAGCCACCGAATTTTGTGACTTCACTCAGATCACCGATGACGTGGGTGTCAGGCACAATGATAAAAGCATTTCTGGGTGAGAACCAATTTGGTCCTATTCGTAAATCTGTAATTACATCATATGACCCTGGCCAGCTGACAAAATGGTCAGGGTACCGCGTCGTCCATAAATGACCGACGACAACTGGCATTGTTGGGACAAAGGCCTTATTACCATGTGCTGTTGTCAGGGCTAGCTGTGCAACAGTGTATTGGTTCATAGCCCAGCCTAGTATATCACCGTTATCATGATACCCGATTTGGACCATAACGGTTCGGTTTGTCATGTTGGCATAGCAATCTAATTGTCCCGGCTTTAATCCATCTCTAAGACGTAATCTGTCATTTAAACCAAGCACAGTCTCAGGCTGATAGCCAGTGCAACAGCTAAAGTCTAAGACATTTACCCGTGCATGGAAACCGCTTGGTAGGCTCAAAAGTCTGGTTGGATTTTTGATCATTCGGAGAAAGATCCAAAGCGTAACTGTCGCAGTCACGACAGACCCTGGGTCCACGGCTTTAAGCTGGCTGCGGTTGATCTCCCAGCCTTGCCCACGCCATTCCGGGTTGGCTAAATCCACTTGCTGTCGGTTCCATACTTGGTTGAGAGCAAATTCGCGGCTTGCCCACCGATATTGACGCTCTAGATCTGGGCGCCCTGCGAAAGTTGGGAAAAGTGGAGGCCCGTCCCAATCACCTGCGAGCCAGGCAACTGTTCTACCCAAATCAGGGAAGGGCAAATCAACGATTAGAGAATATGCTTCACGAGTTTCCTGGCTCGCAAGCCCCAGTGTGATCAACGCAGGTGTGGGATCTTTCAGCGTAGCGCCCCTTTCGACTAATTGTCGATGGTAAAAAGGGAGGCGTCGTCCACGCGCGAAACTATACCCGGCCACCTTCCAGATTGTCCTCTGACTCGATGGCCAGAGCGCAGGCACATACGCCCTTGTGGCAGGAAGGTCACGTCCTTGCGGCAAATCATCAGGCTGGTACAGTAGCTCATGGTAATGTAAATGATCAGGGATGGTAGCCACAAGCGGCACGAATGATTTGCACCGAGGCTTAATCGCCGTCGGTTGTGGACAATGTGTCGCACAAGCTGCCCATAATTGTACCCGTTTGCTATTTTCAAGAAGATCATAGGTCAGGTAATAGATCCATCCATTTGCTCTGGCGACTATAATACCACGAAAACTATCGCGATGAGGTCTGCAACATAGCAACCGGGTAAGCTCATATGGCACCAACTTCGCATCCACAGGCAAATGGATCTCCCACGTGCCACGTGCTGCTTCAATTATGGCCGTTAATGGTGATGACTTGTGAAGTTTGGTCACATCAACTGCCACGCAGCAGCTGGCTGTTAGAGCAACCAGTTCGCGACACCGTTCATGGGACTCAATTGAGTCAACTATCAAGGGTGTCAATTCATGCTCGAGATCGGGCTCATCTTTCTCGATTATCCATAGAGCGACAAATGTAGCCGCACAGATGGTGATGCCAAGTGATAGGAAACTTTTTAGCATCGTGGATATAGGGAAAACCCCAATTTTTACGGGGGCATTTAATGCCACCAACGCCAGCGAAAATTTCGGCTCGACCTCATCAGGGGGCCCAGGAGCTAATTCAGATACGTCAACGTTCTGGAATCCCAGTGCAGTTGCCTCCAAGGCAACTGAGTGGATGGACGTGGTGCAGTTGCAAGGGTCACAATTCGGCCCGGCAGGGCCGCAAAGGCTTGTGGCCCTTCGTTTTGCACCATATAGCTGGCTAAATTGCCAGCATAGGCCCGTGCCATATACGGTGATATTGCCATCCCATTATAATTATAGTCTTCGTCGAAAAATACGACTAAGCCCTCGCGATATCGTGAGATCACCTGATTGGCCCATAAGGGCGCTTCGGCACTAATTAAGATCAATTCATCGGGTAGAGAACTCGCTATTAGCACCATTAGTCCCTCCCATGATCCGATCTCGCCGATATGTAGGCCATGGATGTTATAAACATGAACATCCCGAGTTGATCGGAGGGCATTATTCCACGTGACGTTCCAACAAATCCCTGGAATCGTGCCGAAATCTATTAGATCTCGCCCTATTCGAACAACTGGCCGGGATCGCTGGGTTAGTCGAACATTCATTGATCTAGAAATAGTAAAGAAAGTGTTCAATTGGATCCGTGGATCCAACCCAGCAATTGGCGACCGTAACGGGTTTGCTTGTGGGGGATTCCATCGACTGGGAGGTTCTCCATACCATCGATCCATATCCAAATTAGGGCTGTCTGTGAGAAACGCAACCCATTGGAGGTAGTTCGTAGGTTTAACCGCTGGCAAGCCCCCAGTGATAACAGGTTCTCGATAGGCTTGCAATGCCATGGTGCGTTGAGATAATGGCAGGCCTATTGGCCAAATCCACCCATTATCAATGTATAGCCCAGTGCATGGCGTCTGCTCACCCATTATACGGACCTGGAGAAACCCTTGCTCAAGCAGAGCAATAGCCAAGTCCCAATTACCGGTTAGCGCATCATATGACGTCACGTCGAGGATCTCACTTATGATAAATTCTTCAGAATCATCGTCGAAATTACTGAGCTTGTTGTTTTGCCACGTGACTCTAATGTTATCCAGCGTGGACCCGCTTGATTGATGGATGAAGATATAAAAAGCTAACCCTGCCGAGGTCGCTATAGCAGGTGACAACATAAGATCATCTGCAGCGACATATCTCAATAAGGCAGGCAAACCGTCATTAAGTTTGTCAAGTGGGCAGCGCACACCATATATAGCCAGGACGGCATCAACGAGTTGGTTATCAACTCGTAACAGCTCATACGGATTAGGTGCGATTTGCAATTCAGGGTGGCTACCAGCAGTAAGAGTAGTGAAAGAATACCCTTTGCCATGTCGGCCAACCCGACCGCGTCGCTGGGTATGTACTGACAGGGACGTGTCCACAATTTCGACCGTCATTGTGAGCCATTGTCCCGAACCAATAGTAGGTGTCAGTTTAAGCATCTTCCCGCTATCCAATAAAACTGTGGGTTGTGGGTCAATTGTCACGGCTGTGTCCACAATACTTGTCGCGACTATGACGCCTCGTTTGGGAGCCTGTGGGCTATGTGATGCCATGACTAAGGCTGGGACACTTAACCTAGATAATGTCTTCACGGTGTCTTCCACCAGGCGCAATGTTGGTTGAACAATCAATGCTCGTGTGAGCAATTCAGATCTTGTGGCGGCCAGTTGTTGCCAGATGTCTTTAACAGACGCAGCTGTCCGAACCTCTTCAACATTGAATCGACGCTCACCTGGATATTTTAGAAGCTCGTCGAAATGAGGCATGTATCTTGCAGCTGGAGTTGCGGTTATTCCCAACTTACGCTGGTGGATCGTCAACAACCAGGCTTCCTGCATAGGCACAGTGCCAAGATGAATCTCATCAAAAGCCACGAGAGCATCCATTGGCACATCACCGGATCGTAGTCGCGTTATATAGTGGCCATAAGTCAAAACTCGCACATTGCACCCGGGCCGTAGCGCCACGCCTCGCCAGAGAGGCTGAATTAACTCATGGCTGATAAAAACATTTTCATAATTATCTCTAGCCACGATTGTGGGGCATAGGAGCCATATCTCATTCGCAAACATGGCCTCTCGCACAATTAGACCAATCAGTGCTGTGGATTTGCCCGTGCCGGTTGGAGCTTGAATGAGCAACGATCGGGGTGGATGAGCTAAAATAGTGGTTTGTATACCTGCTAGTAATGTTAACCATTGTGGTGGGATATCAGGTGTCTGATAACGACGTAGTATATGTGGTCGAGCCGCCACGTCTGCCGCAGCCCACCATTCAACTAAGCTAGGTAATACTTTTGTGGCGGCCTTCAAACCAGGGAACTTATGCCATCGTAACGGGGCTATATTTGCAATGATCACAGCAAATTGCTTAATCCAACTGTATGGATCACTTGGCATCAGGTTTGATATAATTATACTGCTTCGACCGGTGCCGAGCATATATATATGGTTCAGCAATGAATATAATCGATTCACATCACGTGTTGATAAAGCGTAGAGGTGAATAAGTATGGACAGCCCATATACGTTTGAGAGGCCTTTGAAGATTATCTCAATAAACGCATATGCAAGTGTGACCGTCAACATTTTGCCTCGATAGGCTTCAAGATCCTCCTTCGCCAGCTGCTGTAGGTTTTTATCATCAGCTAACCAGCCTAGGAAACCTTGTGGGTCTTCTGCTGAAGCGTACGGATTTTCTCGTAATGCAGTTTTAAAAGCAGACGCTGATGGCACTCGCGGCTTGTCGCCTGCATGATACAGGCTTAACCATACGAATTTAGCAATCGTATAGTCTGGATTTCGCAGGATATACGTCACATCCTCGCCTGTGAATTCAGGTAAGGCACGGACGACGTGATTTGGAATCCATGTGTAGAGCATCTCTCTCACAGAGATTAGCCCATAGGTGAATCGCTCCAGACCAGTAACACGAGGGTTCCAGCCAAGCAAAGTCCGGTGTGACTTTGCAATAGATGATCGAGATGCTTCAAAAGGTTTCGTCCACACCTCGAATACCTGTGCATACGTCGGGTATCGATGGGCACGCAACCACTTCATAATTGCCGTCGCGGGTGCCCCTATATACCGTGATCTAGGCGGCCCTGGCATGATCCGAGTGTCTATTAGATACCCAAATTCATCCCGGATCTCCTCTACCGAAAAACGCTCAAAGTAACGTAATAGGATTGGTCTGACATCGTCCATGTACATCCGGAAAAACTCCTCATAGATCCATGGCTGATGGGCTGTTAACATGGCAGAGCCGAGCATGACATCGGCGTGTCCCATGCAAAATGCAATATCACGAAGCCCGGCAAGCCGATTACGAAATTCAGTCTTTTTCAGGAGCAAACGCCTTGGCTCGCTTGCTATTGCATAATCAGGCACAGGTACACCCACCTTTGTGTAAAACCATTTCGATTGGTCGATCACTGGTTGTACCTGCAAACCGATGAGATCGAGATTAAAGAAGCCCTCATTCTCAAGCTCAACAGTGACGCCGAATCGGTCACGGATTGTGTCAAAGATTGTTTGCCACACTTCTCTTGGCTCATCTGTCCCAATGGCGTCATCGTCGCCTGCATTCCCTAAATCATTGTCGATCCAGAACTCGCAGGGATCCTTGCCAGTTACTATTGACCAGCCAGCGATAATCATCATACGGAACGAATCCCTATTATCGACTGATGTATTTGCTTGGCCCGTCATAAGGCCACCTGTCCGCTCAAATACTCGTCCAGTGGACAGCTCCACCATCTTAGCGTGACGCATGGCAACGTAGGATGCTCTAATTTGCGACTCCATGATTGGCCTGATCAACTGACCATCATATCCTATAGTACGTAGGTGCGCCAGGCCATCGACACTCAGAATTTCACTTAATTGTGAATCATATTGATGTGCATCCGCCTGGAACACTTGGGCTCGTTGTCGTAGTTTGTCATAAAACGGGCGAACCCCGCCCTCGGAGCGGGGGAGAGCATTAATGATGAAAGCCTCTGGCGGAGGTAAACGACGTGTGGTCTCAATCGTCATCGGCAGAATGGTCGCATTGCCAAGTAAATCCTGGGCTATAACGGTCCGGATGTTCTTCCCTTCTAGCAGTTTTTGCAAACCGACTACATCCATTTTCACAAATGCATGGGCCATTGTCCCAGGATGAACACCCTCTAAGGCCCGGTTCTCTGCTGCCCGGGCGATGGCAGCCATGAAGCCATGTCGCTCCAGCTCCTTTCGATTTCGGAAATCCGGGATGAATGGCAAACCGGGGCTGTACTTAATTTTTATTTTTTTAACGGCAGCAGCTGGTGTAAGATATATGGCGTTACGATACATCGAGGGAAATTTGTCAGCTAGGGCTTCTGCCGTACGTAAGACGATTAGCCGAGTATCGTCATCAGGTTCCGGACGATCCACTGCATAGCGGTTTATCGACGCAGCTATACGATCGGGGGTAGCAAACCAAGTGCCGTCGATCCCGCGGGGTACGCCCTGTCGAACCCAATCTTCAACATGGCTTGTAATTGATGGCATTGTGCGCATTTTGTCACCCATAAGTGGTGCCAATGCCGCCATTTCTTCATTGACAACCATTGGATTCACAGGCAGGTGTAGAGGTCGAAATGGGGGCTTAGGAAGCAATTCTTGATCCGCCAACCCAGTTGCATTAATCTCATTAGCGACGTAGTCGGCCCATTGTGAGTATGTTTCCCACAAATGAGGGTCTTCCATCGCTTTACAAGACATGGCAAACTTATCGGCTGGACGCAAACGTGTGAAGTCATTCGCGAATAATAAAGCCCAAACCGCTTTAGGGCGCCGCCGTGATTGGGGTAATGCTAGTGACAAAAAGGCACGCCCTAAATATGTGTACTCCATAATCGGGCCAACCATGCCATGGAACCATTTGGTTAAAATGAGCATCAGTGTGTCAATGGCCTTGTCGAAAAGCACATATGCGCCATTCGCTATGGCATAAACGACATTAAGGAGCGCTCCAAAAGCGGAAAAAGGTATGGAGTTCTGCTCAGCGAAATTCCTCACCATTGCGACAAAATGGGCCATGGATTCCACTCGACTAAGATTTTCGACACCTTCTGTCTCAAAGATTTTCCATAGTGCCCGACGTAAAGGCATGTCAACTGGCTCGTCCGTCGTCGCCAGAGCATCCAACATCATATGAGCCATGCCAGGTAGAGCACCGAAGACAGTGCCATTGTCTGGTGTTCGCTCCATGACAGCTGCTAACGCCTCGCCGGTTATATTGGCAACCTCAGGATGTAAAACACCTTCTATCACTTCTAACTTCACCAAATTAGTACGAGAAAAATAATTTTGGAGAGGACCTAAGATAGCAGGGTTAATCTGTGCCGCCAAGCGTAGACAATCACTAAACCATACTTGATATTGAGGGCCATGCTGTGCCGTCAGGTCGCCGAACCGTAAAAACCCTTGGGCTATTTTGCGGCCCAACATACTACTCGCTACAACTGTATTGGGCAATGTTACTTCTGGTACAAATTCCTCAGTCGCTATCATTTGTCCAGCCAATGCCTCAGCTCCGTATGAGATGGACTTGGCGGATTTCAACATCTCTTTAGCCGCCTCTAATATCTCGTGAGGTTGGGTCAAGTCCTGCGCATGGCGGCGCCAAGCACTTACAATGTCGTTGATTGCTCTATGTTGCGCCGGCGCTAACAGGTCAAGCTTATCAGTATAAGCTTGCACTGTGACGTCATTTAAGCCCAGCACCTCACGCACTGCTGTTGATGGTGCCAAATGCGCCAATTTTGCACAAAGGGATTGCTCCAATTCCTCAGATGGTCGGACCCCAAATGCTGAAAACTCAGGCAATTTCATTGCCGCTGCAAACAGAGTCTTTTTTGCCTGAAGCACTTCATCCCGGAATGCAGCATCTTCCTGTTGGCGATAATAATCAGACCTAAGGATGTCCATCACGCCACGAGGGACCCCTAAGTACACCAATTCGTCAAGCCGACGATCCATTTGTGATATTTGAGTTGTATCCAACCGCCATAAGATTGGCTTTGCCGCGAATTGTTCAATTTCCTTTCGGAAAAGATCAACTTGTTGGTCACTCGAGGCAGTGAAAGGCATTGCCAACGTTCGCCACCATTCCAATATACTGAGAGCTGGGTCCTGATTACCCACGCGGAATGTGCTGTACAATCTTTGAAGTAAGGTCCGTAGGATCATTGTCGTTGAGTTTTCTAATGACACTATCCCCACGGATTGTGGTATCATCCTCAGCAAGGCGTATGCAAGGGTGATGCCTCCAATGACACCACCATAGATAGCTGCTCCTATGAGTGCTGTCACCCATAGCCCAATTTGAAATGGGCCTAAATCCACTGCAAGTTCTTGCAAGTTGAGCAGTAGACCAGTCTGGCAATTCCAGGCTAATGAGTATCGGCCAATAGGAGAGGGTAACTCCTTTACTTTATCCCAATCAAGATGAGTTGGGAACAGGAAAGGTGACTTCACTCTGCCAGGCTCAACCCGGAATTGATAAAGATCGTCAGCTAAGGCGTGACCTTCATATCGCTCGCCTCGCTCAGGGCAAACCAGGGCCGTATGCAGAACGGGTATTGAACCGCTCCAGAATATAGGTTGCCATTCAAGAAAAACGAGTGGGTCTTGAGTACGTTTCCTGAGGAACAAATTGAGGACGCTCTGAACCGCACGTGCTATCGGCAAGTAGAATCTATCACCCAAGTATGCAGCGGCTAGCCCAAAGAACAGGTTGTATCGTTGAGCAACATAGACACCAAGTGGACTAGCTGACATCTTGAGATTTAAAGTGCCGAAGTGAACCAGCAACTCGTAGTAGGTGACGTTCCATGCACTTAGTACCCGATCCACCGCTTTCGCGGCAACATACAAGCCTACCATCATTTTAATTGATGGGCGGGTCCTAAACAACACCATGATTAACGTGGCAACTGGTTCAGAACTCACTATGGCTAACTTATGTTCCCTTTGATAAATAAGGTACAAGATGAGCAACCGAAAGGCAAATAAAGATGGGCGAGCTACGCCATACCACGATGCAAGCTTCCATGGCTTCAACATGTTACGACGGAGCCAAACGGCTAGAAAGCGCACATCTAAGTCGGCCAATGCCAGCCAGATATTATCTGGATCGCTACCAGGGGCAACGCCCCGGCCAGCATCATATGGGTCGCGATAATCACGATCTAACGAGGCGCTAGCAACAACTACGCGGGCGCCACTCGAAGCAGCTGTCTGCACTGTCCCCGCGCCCCCGTGCGTATAAACGACATCATACTCCTGAAATAATGTTTCATGGTCTCCTGCAGGAATAGGCTTAATTTGCTCATATCCCATAGGCGCATCCTGATCTGAACCCCAGGCACCACCAATTTTGCCTGTGCCTTTGTTTTTCCTAGTTGTCAGAAAGGTCTCCCCATTAGCGGACCGCGGTAACCAACCAGGCCTTGCGTAAGCGCCAATATTGAAGTGCACATCACTAAAGACTCCCATTAAGGCATGTCCAATAGTGACTAACAGATTTGTTGACACTCGCAAGGCGTAGATGACGTCAGCGGGTGGCGCTAGAGAGTAAGTAAGTCCGCGTAGCGGAGCTAAACTATACGGTACAATATGAACTGCAGGGGGTGCTTGAAGAATCCAGGTTCGCGCCCTTGCGAATAAATTAAGAGGGGGGTCCCCACCTCTGGTTGCACTGTCAAGCAATTCATAACCTTCATCGTCATTGTTGTGTCGAACAACGAAAACAGGCACAGCCCATCGTGCTAAGTGACGAGCAAGGGCCCGAATTGGCACGATATCACCGTGCGTTCCGAATGTGTGCCACACAATGCCTCCTAATGAATGCACAAGCTCCTGCACCACATGACGACCTGGCTCACTCGACACCATGGAGGTGGGCCGCCAAGATGCATGGTGGTGTTCCGTATAATACCGATCAACCAGAGCATGATCATCAAACACTGGCCGAGGATCGGCTAAAACGTGCCAGAATGTCAATTGTGAGTCATCATAGGCTCGCTCAGCTCGTCGGGACACATTGAAAATGAATTCACGAGCATAATGCCCAACAAACACGTTTTCAGGACGTCTCAATTTATCAGCCACCATGATAGCAAGTGGCACTCCAACATCGGCGGGAGGACATAAAGGCGCTAGTATACCTGGGGCTATTGCTGACCCCATCGATAAAACTAGAGCACGTTCTGTGTTCCCAACGTAAATCTCTTCCCATCCATAAAACCCGCCAAACAAATGGAAAGAGGTCCACATAGCGAGCAAACTGCCTCGCGCCACACCGCCTTTAATCACCGCCGTGCTAGCGTTGAAAGGCACAATGTTCCCAGTCATAATTGAGGCGATGTCCAGCCCCATTGACCGGAGGTAACCCAAGTCAATGCCGGTACGTACACGTAGCTCAGCATTAATAAGGTACATTTTCACAGGTTTCGAAGTACTTAATGGTAGCAAAACGCGTAGTGATGCAATAGCGCGTGGTATCATCAAGGACGGGACCTGAAACCAAGTTATATTGGCGCGTGGGTTCAGTGCTCGCACTGTTTCAAAGTCATTCTCAAAAACCGCCATGAGAACGACTCTCATATCCGTTGGTAGCCGAGCCGTTTCTACATAATTACCTTGAACGGCGGTTACATAAAAGCTGTCGGTCGCCTCGAATTCTGAGGCCACCATGGCGCGCCACCGTTGCACCAACGTGAGGTATACTCGCATATGCTGAGGAGGGCACCACGACAAGTCCGGCTTGATGGCTAGTTCCACCGCTTCCGGGTTCCATGAGTGGTTCTTATTGCCATAGCATCTCGCACATCGTAAACCTTGATAGTTGGCATTCGGTCGGTATGATCGTTCTGGCAGGATTATTCCCAACCCATCGGCTGTGTGTTCCATGACATTCCCGGGATAAGCTGGTTTCAAATCATCGACGCCACCATGAGTACACAACAGCATTGACTGGCGTAAACTCACGGGCAAACGAGCCACGAGCTGATCCTCAGTTTTCGCTCGCGGGGGGAATGCGAACGGTTTAAACCGCTCTAAGCCGGGGCTCATCATTGCAAACTCGCTCATAGCGTTATTAGCCATATACTCGGCAAGTCGGTGAGAGCACAAATGTTGCAACTTCATGGTCCACATAGAACTTGTGGCCACAATCTTTGGTGCCATCCAATCCCGACAAGTGAGGCATTGGTGGGTTGCCACATAATCTGTGCGCTCAGCAAACCACTTATCATATGGCATTAGTGTCGGTGCTAACGCACTATTCAGACCTAATGGATCGATAAGTGGCAACGCTGCATAGAACAAACTTGAGATTCTCACGCCAATAGCAACACTGGGTCGCACAATAATATCATAGGCTCCAAAAATTGGCACCTTCAACCGATTTAGCGTGAACCCTAACGGGTTCAGAGCCCAGGTGACCCAGGGTATATTTTTATCCTGGCTTTCCTCATCTGGCATCACTTCACGGCCAGGCTGATGCATGGATGTGCCATCTTCCTCCCCAGGGGACACTTCAAAGGTGTCGTCCTTGTCAATACTGGAGTAATCAAACCCATAAAACAGGCCTCCTAGCTGGTGCTCCCATAAGAGAGCATCTGCACGGGCCTTGCTAGTTCTGGCTCGACTTGTCGGTGATTGAGCATCCCAGAAACCAGCGGTTCTAGGAGCATTGTCGGAGTGATTCCCCTGACCAAAGCCAACGTAATCTTCATCGGCAGAGTTCCCTTTAAATTTACTCATTAGAGGAAACGAACGGGCCTGATACGTCCACCCTGACCCTTCAAGGGTTTCGCCTGCACTCCTCAGAGGGTCCAGCAGGAAGTCAAACCAGAGACTTTAAAATAGATATGATAGCGAGCGTAATTGCCATGACCTATCAGTCCCCGCCAGGG